ACACCAGCCCGTATGCTCCCACGCTGGCGGCAGGTGCGCTCTCCATTGCCTTCGGTGATTTCCAGAGCTACTGGATCGCAGACCGCACCGGCAGAACCGTTCAACGTCTGAACGAGCTGTATTCCACCAACGGTCAGGTCGGCTTTGTCGCCACCGAGCGTGTGGACGGCAAGATCATCCTGCCGGAGGGCATCCAGCTTCTGAAGATGAAGGCATCCTGATGAAAGGAGGCGGCGGTGATGGACGAGCTTCTTTCCAAAGTGAAAGCCAACCTCATACTGGAACACACGGCGGATGATGCCTTGCTAAAAAGCTACATCACCGCCGCTGTTTCTTACGCCGAAAGCTACCAGCACATCCCGGAGGGGTTCTATAAGGAGAACCCCATGCCAGCCACCACAGAGCAAGCCGTTATCATGCTGTCATCCCACTTCTACGAAAGCCGGGACGGCAGCACGGGCGGCTTCTTTGCGGATAACACCGGAGCGGCACAGCAGGTGTGGAACACGGTCAATCTGCTGTTGCGGCTTGACCGAGATTGGAAGGTGTGAGCATGAGTTTCGGGAAAATGAACGGCTTTGCCGACATCGTAGAAGCCCGTCAAATCAAGGACAGCGAGGGCTTTACACATTCCGAGGATGAAGTCCTCGCTTCCGTCCGTGTATACCGGGAAGGTCGGCATGGCAGTCAGCGTTGGGCGAACCTCGCTGCATTCAGTGAGGCGACCGACCTGTTCCGCTTTCGGTGTATTCCTGGGCTGACGATCACCACAGACCAGTTTCTCATTTGCGATGACTGTCGCTACGACATTGTGTCAGTAGAGGATGTAAAGGGGCGTGGGATGTACATTGAGGTGCTGGCGAAAAAGGAGGTGCCGACCGTTGGCTAAGTGCGATATGAAAATGCCGGAGGATTTTCTTCTGAAGATATCCAAGCTCGGCAGCAACTTTGACAGTGTGGCGGATACCGTCCTGCAGGCAGGTGGCGAGGTCGTGCTGAAGAAGGTCAAGAGCAACCTCTCCTCCGTTATTGGCAGAGGAACAAAATATGACTCTCGCTCCACAGGCGAACTGGAAGGTGCGCTCGGCCTTTCTCCCTCCAAGCTGAACCGGGACGGTAACCACGACATCAAGGTCGGTTTTGCCGAGCCTCGCTCGGACGGCGGCAGCAACGCCAAACTTGCCAACATTCTCGAATACGGCAAGCACGGTCAGCCTGCAAAACCGTTTCTGAAACCTGCGAAAACGGCGTCCCGGCAGGAATGCATCGATGCCATGACCAAGGCACTGGATGAGGAGGTGGAAAAGCTGTGAGCCTGCTATCCGATTTACAAACCATCGCCGAGCATTGCGGTGTTCCAGTGGAAACGGGTGTGTTCTCCGGCAAAGCACCGGACACCTATCTGGTCATCACGCCGCTGTTGGACAACTTCGAGCTTCACGCCGACAACGCCCCAGGCTGCGAAACGCAGGAGGCACGGCTGTCCCTCTTCTCGAAGGGCAGCTACACCAAACTGAAAAACGCACTTGTCCGTGCCTTGCTGGGTGCTGATCTTTATATTACCGACCGCCGGTATATCGGCTTTGAGACCGAAACCGGCTACCATCACTACGCCATTGATGTGGCGCAACTGTACGAACTATAAAATAGCACGGCGTTCCGTCGCAGGCACCGCACGAAAAATACCGCAAGGGTTTGTGTGCGTATTGCCACCGGCGGCTCGCCGGGAATTGGAGGAATGAATCATGGCAACGATCGGTCTTGACAGACTGTATTACGCAAAAATCACCGAGAACGACGCCGGTGAGGAAACCTACGGTACGCCGTCCCAGCTTGCCAAAGCCATCTCCGCTGACCTTTCGGTGGAACTGGCAGAGGCAACGCTCTATGCCGACGACGGTGCTTCGGAGATCGTGAAGGAATTCAAATCCGGCACGCTCTCCCTCGGCATTGACGATATCGGCTCTACGGCGGCATCCGACCTCACGGGTGCAACCATCGACAAAAACAAGGTGCTGATTTCCGCATCCGAGGACGGCGGCGACCCTGTGGCGGTGGGCTTCCGCGCCAAGAAGTCCAACGGCAAGTACAAGTATTACTGGCTGTACCGCGTGAAATTCGGTATTCCGGCGACGAACCTTGCCACCAAGGGCGACAGCATTACCTTCTCCACGCCGACCATTGAAGGCACCATTCTGCGCCGCAACAAGGCAGACGCAGGCGGCAAGCACCCGTGGAAAGCGGAGGCACTGGAGGGCGATGTGACCGCTGCGACTATCACGAACTGGTATAAGGAAGTCTATGAGCCGACCTATACCACGACACCCGAAAAACAAGGTTAACGGAGGTAACGCACAATGGATAACGAAAGAACCGCAGTTATCAACATCGGTGACGAGGAGTACACGCTGCTCCTCACAACCAAAGCCACCAAGGAGATCGCCGGTCGCTATGGCGGGCTGGAAAACCTCGGCGAGAAGCTGATGAAGTCCGAGAACTTTGAAATGGCCATCGGAGAGATCGTGTGGCTTATCACGCTTCTGGCAAATCAGAGTATCCTCATCCATAACCTCAAGGACAAGGAGCATCCCAAGGAACTGCTCACCGAGGATGTGGTGGAGCTTCTGACCACGCCCCTCGACCTTGCCGGATACAAAACCGCCATTACGGAGGCGCTCTACAAGGGCACCAAGCGGAATGTGGAAAGCGAGAAAGACGCAAAAAACGCGCAAGTCGGGTAACAGTCTCCGATGCAGAGCTGTTTACCCGGCTTCTTTATTACGGCCTTGCTCACCTCCATCTGTCGCAGGATGAGGTGTGGCTGATGCCGTTTGGTCTGCTGCTGGATCTGTGTGAGTGCCACAAACAGTATAACGGGCAGGCTATTCCTGCTCACGAACACTACATTGACGATATTATCCCGGACGGCATTTAAGGAGGTGACGGCGAATGGCAGATAGTTTCGGACTGAAGATCGGTCTTGAGGGCGAAAAGGAGTTCAAAAAAGCGCTGGCGGATATCAACCAGTCCTTCAAGGTGCTCGGCTCCGAAATGAAGCTCGCCACCTCTCAGTTCGATAAGAACGATAAATCCGTGGAGGCTCTCGCCGCACGGAACAAGGTGCTGCGAAAAGAGATCGATGAGCAGACAACAAAAATCGATACCCTTCGCAAGGCTCTGCAGAATGCCGCCACCTCCTTTGGAGAGAACGACCGCCGCACCCAGAACTGGCAGATTCAACTCAATAATGCCGAAGCCGCCCTCAACGATATGAACCGGGAGCTGGACGAAAACGAGAAAGCCATCAAGGAGGGCGGCAAAGCTGCGGAGGAATCCGGCAGTAAGTTTGAAGGCTTCGGCAAGGTTCTCAAAACCGTAGGTGTGGCGCTCGGCGCCGTGGCTGTTGCCGCAGGTGCCGCCGCCGTGAAGCTCGGCAAAGAGGTCATCGCCGCCTATGCTGACTACGAGCAGTTGGTCGGCGGTGTTGACACCCTGTTCAAGGACTCCTCGCAGGAGATCCAGCGGTACGCCGCCAACGCATACAAAACGGCCGGTCTTTCCGCCAACGAGTACATGGAGACGGTCACGGGCTTTTCCGCAAGCCTGATCCAGTCTCTCGGCGGTGATACCGAGAAAGCCGCAAAGTATGCGGACATGGCAATTACGGATATGTCCGATAACGCCAATAAGATGGGTACGGATATGTCCTCCATTCAGAATGCCTACCAGGGCTTTGCCAAGCAGAACTACACGATGCTCGACAACCTCAAGCTGGGCTACGGCGGCACAAAGCAGGAAATGGAACGACTGCTCGCCGACGCGGAGAAGATATCCGGCGTCAAGTATGACATCTCCTCTTACGCAGATGTGGTGGAAGCCATTCACGTCATGCAGGAAAGTATGGATATTGCGGGTACGACCGCCAAGGAAGCGGAAGCCACCATTTCCGGCTCTGTCAATGCACTGAAATCCGCCGTGTCGAACCTCATCGTAGGCTTCGGCGATGCGGACGCTGACATGGAGCTGCTGTGCAACAACATGGTGGATGCCTTTAAGACCGTGGTGGCAAACATCACCCCGGTTATTGAGAACATCGTGGCGGCTCTGCCCACGGCGCTGGATGCTCTGCTGACGGCTGTGGGTGAACTGCTGCCCACACTGCTGGAAGCGGTCACCGAACTGTTCTCGCAGGTGCTGGAAACGCTGCTTTCTTTGCTTCCACAGCTTATCCCGGCGGCGGTGTCTGCGCTCATGACCATCGTGAACACGCTGATTGAGAATCTGCCCCTGCTTATTGACGCTGCGGTTCAGTTGGTGTCCACGCTGGTGACCGGCATTGCGGATGCGCTGCCCACGCTCATCCCGGCAGCGGTGCAGGCTATCGTCACCATCGTGCAAGGTCTGGTGGACAGTCTGCCGATGCTCTTGGACGCAGCCTTACAACTTATCACCGGGCTGGCGCAAGGACTTCTGGACGCACTGCCCGTGCTGATTGCTGCCCTACCGGAGATCATTAACGGCATCATTACCTTTCTGCTGGACTCCATCCCACAGATTATCGAAACAGGCATTCAGCTTCTGACCTCGCTTGTTGCCGCATTGCCGGATATCATTATGGCAATCGTGGAAGCCATTCCGAAAATCATTGACGGCATTATCAATGCTGTGCTGAATGCGATACCGCTCATTATTCAGGCAGGCATCGACCTGCTGATTTCTCTCATTCAAGCCCTGCCGCAGATCATCACGACTATCGTACAGGCGATTCCGCAAATCATCTCCGGCATTGTCAATGCACTGGTCGGAAACATCGATAAGATCATCATGGCAGGCGTGCAGTTGTTCGTTGCCCTGATTGAAAATCTGCCTACCATCATCGTGGAGATCGTCAAGGCGGTGCCGCAGATCATTGCAGGCATCGTGAAAGCCTTCGGCTCTCTGATGTATAAAATCGTGGAGATTGGCGGCAACATCGTCAAGGGACTGTGGAGCGGCATTACCCAGCTTGCCTCTTGGCTGTGGGACAAGGTGTCCGGGTGGATCTCCTCCATCTGGGACGGCATCTGCGATTTCTTCGGTATCCATTCGCCCTCGAAGGAAATGGCATGGGTCGGTGAAATGCTGGTCAAGGGTCTTGCAGGCTCCATTGACGACAACGGCGATGAAGCGGTCAAAGCCGCAGAAGGAATGGCAGAGGACATCAACGGCGTCATGGGCGACCTTGCTCACGATATGCAGACGGCTCTTCCTACTGACTTCAATGTGAACGGGTCGATCCGATCCGCTGTGGACGGTGTGGTCGGTAAGGCGACATCCGCTTTCACCATTGCCCTGAACATCACGAATTTCAACAATTACAGCAGTGAGGATATCCGTCAGCTCACCAATGAAGTCATGGAAACGGCGAATCAGTTTGCCCAGCGGAAAGGAGTGGTATTCGCATGACCTATTTTACCTACAACGGCCGCAGTTCCGCTGAGTTCGGTCTTCATATTGAAAAGAAGGACGTGTTCTCCGCACCGGAGTACGATGCGGAGTTCATCTCCATTCCCGGCAGGAGCGGCGACATCATCAATCCCAACCGCCGATTTTCCAACATCAAAGTGACCTACACGGTGTTCCTCGCACGGAAGAATCCCGCCGCCCTTGCCTCCGTCCTGCGGGACATCAAGGGCTGGTTGTATTCCGAGCCGGACAGATACCACGAAATCACTGACTCCTACGATGCGGAGTATTACCGCTACGGCGTTATCTCCGGCAATCTGGATATTGAGGAGCAGCTGAACAAGGTCGGCAGTTTCACCGTGACCTTTAACTGCAAGCCGTATAAATATAGTTTTGCGGGGCAGCAGACGGTGTCGGCAGACGCTTCTACGCTGACCATTACCAATCCGACTGCCTTCGAGAGCCGACCGTATATTAAGCTCTATGGCAGCGGTACGGTGGCACTGTTGATACAGCCCCAAGGTCGTGGCATGATGATCTCCGACTTGGACGAGTACATTGAGATTGACAGTGAGCTGATGAATTGCTTCAAAGGCACTGCCCTCAAAAACGATACGGTCAAAGGAGCAGAATTTCCAATCCTCAAGCCGGGTGCTTGCACCATCAACTGCACCGGCGATGTGACAAGGATCGAGGTCATTCCGAGGTGGTGCTGCCTATGATCCCTGTACTCTACGCCGCAAACACTACGGACTTTTCCTCATTTGGTCTTGGCGTACTAACGGACACCATCTCCTGCGAAGTGACCGAAGAACGAAACGGTGTGTTTGAGTGTCTGCTCAGATACCCGGTCAGCGGTCAGCACTACGGGCTTATTACCAAAGAGTGCATCATCAAGGCAAAGCCCAACGACACCGCCGCCGACCAAGCGTTCCGTATTTACCGCATTACAAAGCCCTTAAACGGTATCGTCACCATCTACGGTCAGCACATCTCCTATGACCTTGCCAATGTGCCGGTGCTGCCGTTTTCCACCGAGAGCCGCTCTCCGCAGCTCATTCTCTCGCAGCTTCTTGCCGGAGATACACGCTTCACCGGCTGGACGGACTACTCGGATGCAAAGGCATTTTCCGTCACGCAGCCGAAAAGCGTCCGGGCGTGTCTCGGCGGTACGGAAGGCTCCATGCTCTCCAAATGGCACGGTGAATTCGAGTGGGACAACTTCACGGTAAAGTTCCATTCGCGCCGTGGGCAGAAGACCGGCGTGGTCATTGAATACGGCAAGAACCTCACCGCATTGGAGCAGGACGAGGACAACAGCGGTGTGTATACCGCACTGCTCCCGTATGCCGTATACACACCGGAAGGCTCGGACACCGAAACGGTGGTCACGCTGCCGGAGGTCACGCTCCCCATTGTGACCTCGGAGATCATCCGGGCAAAAACGCTCATCATGGATTTTTCCGAACAGTTCGGCAGCGATACCGTTATCACGGAAGAAGCACTGCGAACAAAAGCTAAAAGCTACATCAAGGCCAATCCGCTGGGAGCGACCATCCCCACGGTGAAGGTGTCCTTTGAGCCGCTCTGGAAACAACCGGAGTATTCGGCACTCTTGGAGCGGGTCAATCTCTGCGATACCGTCACCATCCGGCACTCGCTTCTGGGCGTCAGCGTGTCGGCTACTGTCATTGAAACCGTATACGACACCCTTGCCGAACGGTA